GACAATTTACAATCACCTCTCGAGGTGTAAGTGGTTGTCCAGAGGCGACGTGTCGAATGAGAAACTTGCGAAAGCGGGGTTCCACCAAGGGAAGGGTATTCTCACATCGGGCGACTACGCTTCGGCCACCGACAATTTGTCGATCGAAGTCGCAGAGGTGATTCTCGGTACTATCCTTGCCTCTTCCACTGTTCTTCCTGCCTCCGTCACTGAGAGGGCAATGCAGATTCTCCGGCCGATCCTTTATTGGGTCGACGGTCCGTCAAGTTGTCCTCTTTCGTCGAAGAAATATGTCGGTCGTCCTTCCATTGGACAGATGATGGGCTCTTACCTCTCCTTTCCTCTGCTTTGCCTGCAGAACCGTATTGCGTACTTGTACGCAATGCGGTGCTCAGGGCTCAGCTGGAAGGAGACGGTATCGGCCCCCTGTCTAATAAACGGGGACGACATACTGTTTCAGTCGACGAAGGAAGCATCGGATGTGTGGATGGGGAAAGTCGGGGAGCTTGGGCTCGAGGTCGAGCGAACAAAGACTTCTGTGGACGGTGAGTACGGTTCTCTGAACAGTACTCTGTTACGTTTTGTAGGTGGCTACCTTCGGGTCGTGCCTACATTGCGTTTCGGCCGTCTACGGTCGTCTGAGTTCGTGAACTCGCTTGGCAGGGAGTTTTCCTTGTTTCTTGCAGGTGTTTCCAGTAACCAGCGCTTCCGCGCCGGGTTGGTCTGGTTCCGCTCAAAACTTCGCTCTTTGCGGTCAACTAGATTGACTCTTCATGAGCTCGGTTTCCGAGGGACACTTGCTTGGAGACTTGGAGGACTCTTCAAGTTGGCTCTTTTCGATCCTGAGCCTGTTCTGGTTCCGTCTCCGCCCGTTGGGCACGGGATTACTCTCTCTTCTGAGGAGTTTTCTCGGTTGCCGGAGGAGGAGACGACAGAAGAAATTCGCCAAATGGCGGCAAGGGAGACGGCGGCATGGAAGTTCACTTTGGACTTCTCTTGTTGCCGCGTCAAGGCAGCGCTACGGTACTGTCTTGCCCTTTCCTCCATTAGGAGGGTTGAACCTGTTTGTGGATCGGTTCGTTCCGTGACTTTCCGTGGCTCCCAGTTTTCTGGGGCTAGGTTAAGTGATGTAAATCGGCGTCGAAGGCTAGAGAGAGAAGCCTTCGAACAACCGCGAGAAGTTGGTGTGCGGTCTGTTGCGATTCCCGATCGCTTACTGTTCGATCAGGACAGTTTGCTTCGAGAATCGGAACCCCCCCCAGCGTATGAGTGTGGTTGGTCTGAGTGCCAAACCGCACGGAACGTCGTCGGGCCCGCTATAGACGCTAAGAAATAGTGGGTGCTAGACCCGGAGAATGAGAGTGGTTGCACAGCCAAGAGGCTTGTGAGGAAAGCCTGGGCCCCCTACCTTCTGTGGTAGGATAAGCCGCGTATTCCCGCACTAAGCGATTTGTTA